TGACACAAAAGCAGAACCAGACGAAGGCGCGTTTCCGTCGTGAAGTTCGGCTGTCAAAGGAAGCGATTATTACAGACCCCATTACTGGGGTTAAGTCTGTACAATCTGTTTCCGTTGGCCTCTTTGTCGATGAGCCCAAGTATGGGTTTACCGACGCCGAAATCGATATCCTCAAAGATGCCATTGTGGCTATCTGCGATGATGCTCGAATGAACCGGATCCTCGTGGGTGAGTACTAGAGGTTTTCTAGTTCTCATGGTGATAGCAGTCGTATATCTTATATTAATTTATGCTTCTGTCTACCGCCTAACGCACTGTTAGTGCGTCCCTATACATTGCACGGTGTTCTTTACCTTTACTTCGAAAGGATTGAACTTGAACGACCGACCACGCTTCATAGCTTCCCTGCTAACAGAGTTAGCAGGACAGCTGTCACTGAGCGCTGGGCGAGACCTAGAATATCTTTGGTCTCGTTACGGACATGAAGGATTATCGTTTCTCACGATAACTCTTCCCTCATTCTGTGACTCGATAGAAAGAGCCATAGAACTGGGGAAAGCTACTCCAGATCTCTTTCCTGCTTTCGCAAGACAGAGGAATGGGTGTCTCCCGAAATTTCTTTCGGGTTTCACTAGCTTAATGTTCAAGCCGTGTGGTGCACTCATTGAGGACTTTGATCCCGACGTGTTGTTTTCAATACGTCAGATCACTCGTTTCTACAAGAAAGCCGAAATCAGTTGCTCAAAGCAACGGACTGAAGCTGCCTTAAAGAAATATGTCCTCACCGACAAGGAGCTCTACGATGTCAACGAAAAATTCAGAAACGGTTTCGAAGATTCTACTCTTCGTACTGTCGCTGATATTCTTGTTGGGTCACTTTTTAGTGACATTTCCCAACAGAAGTTACGTTGTCGCCATGGACCTGGGGCAACTGCAGAAAAACTCAGCTCTTCCGAGCGTGAACTTATCCGTAGTTGGCCCATCAGGTCAGAGCCCTGGTTCCCAAGTTCCTACCATGCCATCCCAAACATTGGGTGCATCGAAAGACTTAAGGAACTGAGTTATCTTAGTCCTAGTGCTGAGCCACCTGTTAGGGTGGTAACAGTTCCTAAGACTTTGAAAACTCCTCGAGTTATTGCTGTCGAACCGTCTCATATCATGTTTATGCAACAGTCTCTGATGCATTTCATGGTTGAGCGTATGGAACGACATCCTCTTACGAGGGATTCTGTCAGGTTTACTGATCAGAGTCATAACTCGAAGTCGGCACAAATTGAGTCTTTGAAAAAGAACCGTGCTACGATCGATTTGTCTGAAGCAAGTGATAGAGTTTCTCTAGAACTTGTCAAGTACATCTTCGGTCGTGAACAGATATATAATTACTTATATGCCTGCCGCACGTCAAAGGCTCAGTTACCGGATGGAACGATTCTTGAATTAGAAAAGTTCTGCTCTATGGGATCAGCAACGTGCTTTCCTATAGAGGCGTTCGTGTTCTACTGCCTCATTCAGGCAGCCGTTCACGACCTCCGGACTGTACGGCCCACAACTCAATCAATTATAGAGTTTTCTAAATTGATTGATGTGTATGGTGACGATATTATCGTTCCCGTACATTGGCTCAGGAGTGTTGTTGATAGACTTGAGGCCTTTGGTCTCAAAGTCAATAAAGCTAAGAGTTTCTCTGATAGCTATTTCAGAGAGTCTTGTGGGGGTGATTTCTACAAAGGATACTCCGTTAAACCGGTGTACCTGCGTGTTCATCCCACTAGCATCAACAACAGGCTGGAACCTAGCGATCTTGCATCCCTTGTTCAAATGAGTAATCAATTTTACTCACTTGGACTTTGGGCAACTGCAAGTTCCGTTAGGCGCTTTATAGATAGTAAGCTTAAAAGGATAGTTAAACCTAGACGGATACGTAAGAAGCTTTATAAGCGTCCTACTATCCATTATAGGCGTAATTTATACCAAGATCAGATAACTTCTGATCGCGGGCTTTTCTATCTAAGCGTAATGTACGACTCTTTCGAACGTTGGAATTCAAAACTCCACCGTTTTGAGAGTTTCAGTATATCACTTCAACCTGTAAAGGTTCGTGATACTGATGCCCCTTGGTTTAACATGGGGGCTGAAAAAGTTGAATACTATAACAAGTATTCACCTAATCAGCAGTACATCGCTTGCCTCTTCAGTTCTCTTCGCAATATCGGAAACGATAATGAGAAAGACTGGGAGTCCAGCAGTAGGTCCCGGCTCCTACGACTAAGAACCGGTTGGGTCTGGTAGTCATACCAGACGCTACTTACGTAGCAACAGG